ACGCAATTTGGACAACGTGCGGGTATTGTTCAAAATCCGTGTCCCAATTCCACGAACGTTCCGGAATCCCGGTCGTTTCCGTGTCAAAAAATAATACATCGTCAATTGTCATATCGTATCGCAATTTAGTGTTACTTGGAATCAATGATGGCGCGGGTTCCGTTGGGCCTGTTCCCGTACAACGTACATCCGGAACCGGCAATCGTGAAATCCACGTAATCGTTTTCGTTAATCTTTCGCATTTGGTTTTGTGTTAAATGGTCCTTGGGTCCTCAATATACACGGAAAGGTTTTCGGCGGCAAACTGTTTCAACCATTCCAAGAAATCGGAAAAGTCGGGTTTGGATATTTGCCGGGCTTCCAACAATCCGCCATAATCGTTATAACACGACCCGCATTGTTGGCGCAACCACAAATCAACCTGTTTTTCGGTTTTGCGTTCGCCGGTTTCCAAAAGGGCCGTTTGGATGGTCGGGACAATGTAATTGAAATAATATGCCAATTGCAATTCACTTGAACCCGGCGCGGCCGCTTCAAAACGGATAACCACGCGTTCGCCTTTGTGTTCCGCGCACCAAGCGTTTACACGGTCCATCGGAATACGCAACCGGCCATCGGTCCCAATCAATCCGGATTCGCTTATTTTTTGCGTTTTCATCGTTAATTGGCGTTTGATTTCTTGGGGAACAATTCGGGTTCCAATTCCGGGTATTCTTCAACCACGTATTGGGCCACGGTCAAATTGTACGCCTGTTGGCCGATTTGACGAATGTATTTGCGTTCGGCCGGATTCCGGGTTGAACCACCGGCCACGACCTTTGCATATTCCACGGCCAAATCCTCAACGGACAAATCAACCAATTTGTCAATGACGTGGGCCGGTAATTTGTAACCCTTGGGACCGCCCAATTTGTGCATCGCTTGGTATGATGCAATGGCCGTTTTCCGGGTTTCCTTTTGTTCGGTCCAATACGCGGCCAAGTTTTCCAAGAATCGCGGCAACGCCACGACGTCGAAAATGGTTTTACCCTGTAACGCCTTGCAAGAACGAATCTTTTGTAATGTTTCCTTTTTCATTGTCTTTTGTATCAATAACCCGGGATTGTCCCAACCCACAACCCCGGGTTGATGTTGGTATTGTTAGAACCTTATCGAAACGACCGTATCAATATTTATTCGTGTTTATGTTAACGTTCCGTGTATTCTTCAACCAACATTTCGGTTTGGCCGCGTTGGACCTGTTCGATAAATCCTTGGAATCCGTTGCGTTTGGCAATGTCAATGATGGTTTCCAACCTCTTTGCACCAAGCGATTCGCCACGGGCAATTCGGAACACCTTAACGGTCGGGTTGGATGCGATAACAAGTTTGGCGGCGATTTCCATAATTTGGGAATCGGAAACTTTTCCCGGGACGAACGGAACGCCATTCAGTTCCAACCCGTCGTCCGTGAACGTCAAACCATCAATGGGTAATTTGGCCGTGGCAATCAGTTCGGCGCGTTCCTTGGCCAACGCATCAATGCGGGCGTCCATCTGTTCGGCCTTGGCCTTTACGTCGTCAAACTGTTGTTTCTTTTCTTTGTATTGCTCAACCAACGAATACTTTTTGTTATGGGCTTCCGCATTGGCCAACAGTTCCGGAACGTTGGTTTTTTCCGGGTTGTTCTGTTCATACTTGGCCAACCATTGTTCGGCGTTCGCCTTGCGGGTTTCCAAATCGGCCTTTTCGGCTTCAATGGCCGCAATATTTTCTTTCAACACGGAATCAATCTTGGTTATCGCGCCCGCCTGTTCGGCCACGGCCTGTTCGTATGCGGCTTTCGCGGCCGCAACCTTATCGGCGTAAACCTTGCGGGTTTCGTCCGCCTTGGTCTTTTCCGCTTCAATGCGTCCGGGAATGGCCGCAATCTGTTCGGTACGTTGCGCCAACATCGTGCGGACCGTCTTGGCCTTTTCAATCAACTTTGCGTTGGTTGACTGTTGTTCCATCAATCCGGTAACGTCAATGGGCGTGGCGTATTTCTCAATGTCGCCCGGTTCCATCCGGCCGGTAATTTGTGCAATCAGCGTGTCGAACGTCTTGACGTCACGGTTTACGCCGGTGCGTTCGGTTTTCAGTCCGGAAACCTCAACGTCAATTGCTTCGATACGTTCACGGACGGCCGGGGCCAACAGGGATTTAACAACGGCAATTTGCTTGCGGCGGCCATCGGCGGTTTCGGACCAACGGGAAAATTCCACGGCGTCGAAATCTTGGTATCCGAATATGCGTTGCAACATCGAAACGTTGTTGGTCGCCATACCGGTTGATTTCTGTTTGATGGTCAAAGTTCCACGGGGGTTGTTTTCCGTGAATGACAAAGAAACGTCAAATTCTTCGCCGTCGTCCCCGACAACCATTTTGGCAAAGCCCTTGGACGCGCCGTTACGTAACACGTCGTCACGTTCGCCGGTCAATAATGCGCCAATGGCCTTTAACAACGTGGATTTACCCAATTCGTTGTCGCCCGTAACAAAATAGACATTGCCGGTAAATTCGGCGGAAAACTGTTCGATTACTTGAAAATTCAGTAATTCCAACTTTTTAATGTACATCGTATCGCAATTTTTATTGGTCCGGCCGGAACCGGACCCGGGTTTAACTATAACTTAAAATTGGCCATATCAAAGTAACCAACAATGGCCGATTTGCCGCAATTCCACGCGTCCAAAATGACGCCATCCACACACGCGGTTTCGTGTCCCGCAACAGTAACAACGAATCGTCCGGCCGGGTGCGTTTCCGCAAATTCCAACACGGTCATTCGCTTTTTACCCTTGACCGCCGGGCAATGGGTCCATTTCGCGCCGCCCTCAATCAACCATTTGCGGAATCCGGGGCCATCTTCCGGTAAGGAATAATCGGCCCGTGCCTTTGCGGTCAAGAAATCAAACGATTCCAACCACGTACACGAAATTGCGTTGGCCAATGCGCGTACCGTGCAATCGGCAACATCCCATTTGAAACCACGTTTTAACGCCCAACGCGGGTTCGGGTTTTCAATCCGGAAATGTGGACCGGATTTGTAACAACGTTCGAATGTTTGTGCATCCATAAAACAATGTGTTAAGTTCCCGGGAAAACGCCCGGTCGTCTGTACCCCCGGCCGGAATCGAACCGGCACGCCATACGGCAATTGATTTTGAGCCAATCGCGGCTACCATTACGCCACGGGGGTATGTCTTTGTTGCGCCGCCCCGATTCGAACGGGGAATACAAGTGCCAAAAACTTGGGTGTTACCATTACACCACGGCGCAATTCCATTATCTTGAAATGGCGGACGCCGGAACACAAATCATTGTCCAAACTTTTCCGTCCTTTACATAATCAATTTCGTATTCATCTTTGAACGTGCAAAAGTTCACGTCGCAACGAACAATCGTGCCATTGATTTTGTTTCCGTCTTTCATCGTAACAACGACGTTTTCGCCTTTCGTAAATTCCTGTTTCATTGTCTTAACTCTTTAACCGGGAACCGGCCCGGGCCGTCGGAACAATCATCGTTCCGGGTACAAATGTAAGGATATTTTTTTAATTACCAAAAGAAATACACAAATTTTTATCAAAAAAGTTTGGACCGGTCCACAATCCCGGGATTCCAACAGACGGAACCGGCGGCCAACGCCTGTTCAAACGCGGCGTCCGTGGCGGCGTGGCGGCCCAATTCGAACCAATGTTTGTATTTGGCCCGCTTAACCATTATACGGCAAATGCCGTTCGGGTCCCGGACAATGTGGGCGTCAACCTTTGTTTCCATCGTCATTGTTCTTTGTTTAATCGCCGCCGGTTTCCTTATCCATCCGGCGCAACAACCGGCGTTGTTTCCGGTCATACTCTTTCATACAGGCATCCAACCCGTAAATAATCATCAATTGGCGAATCATCAAATGAACATCCGCGATTTCGGTAATAACCTTTTCCGGGGTTGTCCGGCCATCCTGTTCCCGTTCCAATTCGGTTATCAATTCGCCCATTTCTTCAATGGCCTTTCGCTTTTGGTGTTCCGCGCCGTAATGATGGACGGCCAACAACGGAACGGTCAACGGCTTTAACTCTTTCATTGCTTCAATGCCAAATCCGGGTTATAATGATACCTTTTGCACGTTTCGTTTGGTCCACGTTTTGCGAAATTACGGGATGCGTGGCAATACGATTCGGGTTCAAAATTCCCGGTCTTTTCGTTGTACAATTGACCGGCAACGCGCCAATGGCGGCAATTCTTACATATCGGTTCCATATCAAAACAACCTTGGTGTTGGGTCCAACAAATGGGCGTTCAATGCGTCCAATTCCTTTTCCATCTGTTGCGCAATGTGCAACGCGTCAATATTACGCAACCGGAACCATCGGTTTTGATTGTGGCGCAACGTGGCCACGAACCGGACATATTCGGCCGCCTGTTCCGGCGTTATTTTTTGCAAATTTTCGATTTGCGGGCATTTTAATTCTTCCACGGGTAATTTATCATTTTTTGTTTTTAATTCGTTTTACGGGCTTTTTTGTGGCCTTTCCGGGCGGGCGTCCTCTTTTACGCTTGGGTTGTGCGATTTCCGGGGCTTTCCGTGCGATTTTGGCCGATTTCTGTTCGATTTCGGCCGGTTTTTGTTCGATTGGATGGTTGCACCAAAAGAACGTCCCGGTTCCGGTCCTGTAAAACCATTGGCATTTGCGGCAAATTGGCGAATCAATTTCGCATCCTTTGCCGAACGGGCAACCGCCGCCCATCAGCGTAAAAACCTTTGTTGGCATATCATTTCAAAATTGCGTTCAACTGTTCAATCGTCGTTACCTTTTCCGGCCATTCGTGCCAACCCACAATCAACGTCCCGTCCGGCTTCCATCCAATGCGCGGGTTACTGAATCGAACCATTATCCCGGAACGTTCAACCCATCCTTGGGCCAACAGGTATTCACGCGTTATCATTCGCCAAGAAAAGTAAAGTGAAAACCTTTGTGTGCGGGCAATTCGCCACGGCAACATTTGGCAATGTGGGATGTGTCCAAATTCATTTTACGGGCCGCATCGGCGCAAGAATCAAACGTTTTCCCGGTTTCAAAGCAATATACGGGTTTTCCACGTTTTGCCGAACGTCGTTCAATACAAGAACCAAAATTGATGTTGTATTTTGCCGTACACCATTCCAAATTTTCGGCCCGGTTGTCCGTCTTGATTTCGTTTTTATGGTTGATTTGTGGCAACCCGTCCGGATTCGGAACAAATGCCAATGCAACCAACCGATGTATTTTGTAACGCTTGCGTTCAATACAAACTTGGTAATAACCCGTTTTTGTCTTTTCCGGCCTGTAAACACGAAACCCGTGTTTCAAAGTTGCGACACGGCCTTGGTCACTAACTTGGTAATAACCGGGCAAACCGGGTATTTCTTTCCACGTTTCCATATTAGAACAATTTTGCATATTCCCGGGCGGGCAAATTGCTTTTAACCCAATTGGGTTCATTGACCAACGCCCAACGTCCAAAGTGCATTATTAAAAGCGCATCAGCGTTCCACAATGTTACCTTAACGCCCGGGTAAAGTTTTGCGGCGTGTTCTTGGTAACGCTTTTTTCGGTCGGCCTTTTCTTCGTGGACGCCGCGAACGCGCAATTTCAACTTGGTTTGCCAACTTGCGGGATGGACCATTACATACGGAATCCCGGCGGTTTCGGCCAACGCTTTCAAGTGTTCAAAATTGGCCATCAACTTTTGAATCCTGTACATCTTTCCCATTGCGGCCCGTTCGCCCTGTACCATTACGTCGTCCGGGCGGACCGACAATTTTTCCAAAAACACAATGGGTTTGTAATTCTCAACGTAATACGCAAAGAAATCCCGCAATTCGGTAATGTCCTTTGGCATTTTGGCAACCTTGGGATTTTGGCCGGGAATGAATATGGCAATGCCGCCATTGGCCCCGGGGTCAATCCCTATTACGCAATTTATTTTAATCTTTGCATCCATCGTTTATTTCGTATTCTATAATAAATTCGGAACCGTTCGCAATGTTTTCAATATCTTTGGCCATTACTTTCACAATTTCAATGGCTTTTTTGAAAACGAATAATTTGCCGTCTTTCTTTTTGCAAATATAACCGTTACACGCTTTTGTTATTATCAATTTATTCTTTTCCATTACTTTCCACTTTTCAAAACCACGAAACAATCCGTTTTCCTGTATTGGCGCGTCCACACGGTCAATTCGCCGTCGGGCGTATCAAATGTTGTCGCCCAACAATAATACATTTTCCCGTTTTCGCCCTTTGATATTTTGCCATCGGCGAAAACCCGGACAACGCAAGACAACGCAATTTCGGGTTTAATGTCGTCCCGTATTTCGATATGTATTTTCCCCATCAGTCTAATTTGATATAATCCGTTATATTGATTCCATCGGCAACCATCTTGGCAAATGCGGCTTTCAACGCCTTTTTCCGGGCAATAGAAAACGCCCCGTGTTGCAATTCCGGCGCATCCGGTCCGGCCTGTTCCAATCGGCGCATATCGCCAACCATCCCACGGCGGGCCAATTGGTTAATCGTGCGTTGCAATATTTGCTTTTGTTCGTCAATAGTAACCACGATTTCCGGAGCCAATCCCGCATCCGTCAAAAGTTCGTAATATAACATTTCCCCAATCGGCGAAATATCCGGCATATATCCGTTGGCCTTGAATTGTTCGAACGCGTTGATGCAATCTTGTTTTGTCCGGTTCCGCAATTCTTTGGCCTGTTCCGGGGTAATGGGCTTTTCCGGTTCCGGCGGCATTGCGTCGTTGGCCTTTTTCAAGACGGCCGCCCGTCTGTATTTGTATGCGTTCAATATCTTGCACACGTATTCGGCGTTGAATTGTTGGTAATGGCCCCGGTCGGCTTGGCCGTCCCGGCCCTTGGGTAAATAATCGTCCAATTCCCCGGTAATGCTCATTTCAAAGGCCATTTTGAAATCCCGCATTGTCAATCCGTCGTAATACCGTTTCAGTATTTCGGCAACGCGGACAACCAAATAACCGCGTTCGGATTCATCGGTTGCACGGTATCCCACATCCTTGGCAATCCATTTCAACGCCTTGGCCAATTCAATGGACAATTCGTTGGCGTCGTATTCGGCAATGGTTTTGTCCGTGGATGCAAGAAACACGGAACGTTCGACCGGTCCCAACGCATCCATTACGGCGGGAATCTTGGCCATTTCACGGCGGACAACAACCGCCGATTTGGGCTTGTATATTGTTACGCCTGTTTCCATATTATCGCGCCATATCTTTCAAATATTCGATTGCATCCGGGGACAATGCGCCGCCGGGGTTCAACCGGTGCAATTTGCCCTTTTCCATATCGCCACGAATAAAGTTCCGGGCCGTCGCAATCCAATCTTTCATCTTTTTGCCCTTTTGGGCGGACCAATCGGCGACGGCGTGGTAATAATACACAATATCCACGTCGGCAAATTCCGGGGCCGTAAATTCGGCGGAAAATGCGTTGTAATCAGCGAACCGGGAATTTTCAAACAGACACGCGGCCGGTTCGGCGGTCCGGCGGGGCCGGGTTACTGTAATAGGAACAAAACCGGGGTCGGCCGGGAATAAACCGCCGTCGGCGGCTTTGTCTTTAATGCTTGAATCGGTAATGTTATAGTCTTTATTAACGCGGTCCGTTTTCGGACCAATTGCCGGTCCGTTTTCGGTCTGTTCTTGGTCCGTTTTCGGACTGTTAGACCGGATTTGTTCTTTTTCCTTTCCCCAATCGGCGCAACGGTTCGTGAACCGAACATATTTAACGCGTCCCAACTTGGTTAATTCAACAAATCCCATATCGGCCAATTCCGTAATGTTCTTGTAACAACGTTTGGCAACGCCGAACAATAACGGGAAATCGTCGGCCATCTTTTCGTCCGAATATTGATACCAAACGAATCCATCAATGGCAACAGTCTTTGACCATATCGGCAACGTCATAAACGCGGCCAACGTCGAAACCTGTACCAACGACAAATCGTTGACAATGGCAAATTCTTGGTCAATATTCAATGTGTACGTCATAATCAAAAAAATTCCCGGCATTTGGGCCACGACGCACCAAACACCGGGAATACTCGCAAAGGGTAGCGATAATTTCCAACCGTTGGTCGTGGGCAACGTTATTTGATGCAAAGATAGTTATTTTTCTTTTCCCGGCAATAGTAATGACAAATTTTGTGTTGGCGCAATTGCTTTCCGGATTTCCTCAATACGTGTATCGTTGGCAACCAACGACACAACAGGATACCGGGAATTGACGCCGGGTTTGTTACTCTTGGCAAACTGTACGGACAAATCGAACGCCGTTTGGCAAACCGTCCCGCGCATCATTTGGACGCCATCGAACGAATTGCGTATATTTTTGATGGACGACGCCGCGCCCTTTGTGGAAAATTGCCATACGCCCACGACGCCACGGACGGCCGGGACAATGAACCGCAACGTTAACGCCACGTCCCAATTGTCGGCCCCGCGCTTGGTCGGGTTCCGGGCGGTTATCTGTTCCATAATGTCCGGGTAATTGTCCACGGAATAAGGGGCGTATTTCTTGCCATCCCATATTTCGAACGTATGTCCGTCGCCACGGGCAACCAACGCCCCGGAATTGTCCCGGTATTCGTAACGTTCGTTGCAAACCTTTCCCGCATCGTCGGACGGGAATATGATGGTAATGGTTTGGGGCTTTTCGCCCAACGCTTGGGTAAACAATCCGGCGTATTTGCCGGTCGGCCGGAACCAATCAATGGATGTTGGTAAACCCCGGTCGTTTTTCATACCGATATGCAACCGGCCAATTTCGGGTAATTCCAAGATTCCCACGCCCTGTTCGGGCCTAATAATACGTCCGCCCATAATTACAATTCCATTTCAGCGTTTAACAAATTGTCCTTTGCGGCCTGTTCCGCAATCTGTTCCGGCGTCGGTCCAACGGGCTTGGCGGGTTCCGGTTTCTTTTCCCACGGTAATTTTTCGTCATTTTCCGTTTTAACGGGCTTTTCCGGTTCGGACGGGGTATTTACCGGTTCGGTTGCTTTCGTCGCTTTTACGGCCCTTTTTGTGGCCTTTTTGGCCGGTTCCGCCTGTTGGCCCGGTTCCGGGGCGGCGGCCGCCTGTTTCGGGGCTTCCTTTGTGTCCGCCTTGGTGCGTATCAGTTCGGCCAACGATAACGTCAACAGGTTGTCCGCAATCTTTCCGTTATCCAAGTCAAGAACGCCACGAACGATTGTCAACGTGTTGTCCCGCTTTTCATCCTCAATCGCGGCCAATGCTAAAAGATACGGCAATTTCTTTGCGTTGACGGAATCCGTTTGGTCTTTCAAATTGTACGTGGGTTTGGTGCGCCAATCTTTCGGGGAAAAGTTAAACACGCGTTCAATCGGTTTGTCCTCAAAATTGACATTCCACATTTCCCGGTACAAATGCAACTGTAATTCGTGTTCTTCAAAAAACCCTTTGCGGCCGCTTTTGAAATCCACAATGGCCGTGAACGTCTTGGCCGTTTTGGGGTCCGTCATTACGCACGGCAAATCCAAACAACCGGCATACCGGAATTTGGGATGGACCAAACCGATTTCCACGGCCAACGGTTTCACGTTGTAATCCTTGACGAATTGAGCAAATGCCAAAACGTCCTTTCGGACCTTAACCAACCATTGGGAAAACAGGGATTCCGGGACGTGTTCGCGTTCCATATACGCAAGCAATACGGACGGGACGTTATCAAAGTCGTAACGGCGGTTGATAATCAGTTTTTCAAATTCGCCGTGCATAAACGTTCCGTATGCGGCGGCCAAATCCCGCTTTTCCGTGGAACCCTCTTTTCCATTGGTCAACATCCAATCCAATAATGTTGGCGACATTGGCATTACCTGTTTCAAAAGCGTGGTAACGGACGGGTAAAATTCCGGCGTTCCATCGGCTTTGAATCGGTAATAATACCGGTATCCGTCGGAATTGAGTTGGAACACCCGGTACGGCGGTTCCTTTAACGCATCCGCGTTGAAATAGACGGCGCGGATTTCCTCAACGGTCATTCCCGGGAACACCTCTTGGGCCTTTTCCTGTTCCGGGGCCATCAATGCGGCCAACGCCGCGTCATTCTGTTTAATTTCTTTTTCCATCGTATCGCATTTTTTATTTCATCCGGGCAAAACGGATATATTCACGCAAGAACATCCCGAACATTACGGACGCAAGAACGGCGACAACATAAATGGCGGGTTTCCAAAAGATACCGGCAATTGCGCCGATAAGGACAACGGCCCAAACAATGGTCCAAAACAAATTCAATGTACTTTCGTATTTCATAACCTTATTCGTTTGAAAGTCCAAACAGGAAATCGGCCGTGCATCCGGTCATTTCGCAAATGATGTTGACCCAAGCGGGGTTGATTTTGTTGGTTTTCCCGTTACACAACGCGGTCATATTGACCTGTTGGGCGGCGGGTGCGGAATCGGGCCACAACTTGGCGGCAACGTCCTTTTTCAATACCTTTTTGCCCTGTTCTTTTGCGCGGGCAATCGCTTGTTCAATTCGCATCATAATTCTTTTTCGCTTTTAATGGTTTTGCCACATTCGCGGCATTGGTAAATGTAATTGTCAATAACGTATGAATTGGGCGTGTAATAATCGCCATCATTCAATTCGTGGCCCTCTGTTTCGATAAACCGCAATTCCCCGCCGCAATGCGGGCAATCGCCATCCCCAAGAATAACAAGACGGCAAAACGCATCGAACACGTCACAATGGATTGCCCGACATTCGCCAAATAAGAACGTGGACAATCCGGCGCACACGTCGGAAACCAATTTGTCCCCGGTCGCCTTTATGACCGTCACGCCGTAATTGTCTTGCGTATCCTCAAACATACCGGAATCAATGAACCATTTGCAAAGTTCAACGGCCACGGTTTCGTTGGCAACGGGTGCGTCCATTGCGGCCGCAACCCTGTTCAAATTTTCGTCAATCTTGAATCGCATAATTGTTCCGGGAATCCGCCCGGGCGGGGTCTTATTCAAGTTCAATTCCGCAATAGGTGTAATCTAATTCATTGTCATATTCGGCCGCGTCGAATTTAGGACCAAAGAAATTTTTGATTGCGGCAACGGCGTTTGTGTTGTTTCCCTCAATTTCAACAGTAAGATAAATTCCGCCTTTCTTACGTCCGGACAAAACGGTTACATCAACAGTCGTTCCGGCAATTGCCCCAATCTTGGCGTTCATCATCTGTTTCAAAATTTCTGTTCTCATTGCTTTTTTGTTTTATCCCGGAACCCGCCGGGTCGGTTGGGTTGGTTCCTCAACCCGGGTACAAAGATAGGTATTATTTTCTAATTACCAAAATTTTTAACATAATTTTTTATAGTTGCACCCGGACAACCAACGACGCAAACTTAATTTTCACGAATTTTCGATTTAACGGCATTTCCCGGCAAAAACGATAAGTTATACCACCCGGAACAGAAAAGCCCGGAAAACGGCTTAAAAACGGCCGTTCCGGGCGGGATACGAAAAACCCGGGGATTTGCCCGGGTGTTTCTTAATTCGTCGTTTCGGCGTTGATGTGTTTATGGATTAGTGTATAAACCGCCGTTATGGCCTGTTTGTTTTCGTTGTATTCCTGTTGGGTGCAATCGGCCACAAAGTTTTCGAATTGCTTGTACAGGGCTTGCAACTGTTCCCGGCTCATTGTGTACCGGCGGCAACCGCTTTCGTCAACAAATCCCCGTTCATCTTCAACAATCCGGATTCCCGGGTTTAAGATTTTGTTGGCCCTGTATTCGTCGGCCGTCATTTCAACAATCTTGGTTTTTCCTGTAACCGGGTGCGTCGTTTCAACTTTCATATCGCTTTTGGATTGTGGGGGCCGGTTGCCCGGCCCCGGGTTCAACTATTCGACAACCGTAATGATATGGGTAACGTCCATTGCTTTGCCACGGGTTCCGGGCTTTCCGGCGGACCGGTGCGCCCTCAATGTGAACACATCCCCGTTGCGGTCCAAATCGTAATCGTCGAATTTGCAAATGTCCATAAGAAACGTAATGCGTTGGGAAATCCACGTTTCGGCGTCCACGAACCCGCGATGGTTGGTTACTTTGCCGTTGTATATGGTTTGAACCTTGGATTTCATTGCGTATTTGGTGTTGATTGTGTATGCCATAATGATTGGGGTTTGTGGCCCGGGTTTCCCGGGGCCGTGTTTAATTACTTTGAAAGTTGTGCAATCCGGCGTTCGATTTCCGAATGGAAATACGGGGTTGAATTTTTGAGAATTTCGTAATTGGCAATCGTTTCTTCCTTTGTATAGGATTTCCGGCCAAACATTTTTTTGTACATTTTGGTCACTTGCGTTTTTTTGTAAGTGGCCATTGATTGCGTTTGATACATTGCTTTGTTCTTTACCGGGAACCGGCCCGGGCCGTTGGGTTATTTCCTTAACCCGATACAAAGGTACAACAATTTTTCTAAAAACCAAAACTTTTACTTTAATTTTGCGCGATTTTTCGAAAAAAGTTGCATTTTGCCGGAAAGAATACCGCCGAAACCCGGTATATTTGTATGCGTAACCATCAAACCAAACAGTTATGCCCGTTCAAAAAGTCCCCGGCGGTTATCGTTTCGGTACAACCGGCAAAGTTTATCCCACAAAAGCCCAAGCGGAACAACAGGCCCGCGCAATTTATGCGTCCGGGTATCGTGAAAAGCCCCAACAAAGCAAAAAGAAATAGGGAATTTCGCCAATCGGCGAATTTTCCCTATCTTTGTGGCGTCTTTTTACCCATCGTATCGCCTACCACGGTATTTTGACCGCCCCGCCGGGATTCGTCCGGGCGGGGTTTTATAGAATTTGCGCACATTCATACGCATACCGTTCCCGATATGACCAATGGCACAACGCCATTATTCGGTTTTCTTCCTTTTGTGCCTGTATTTCATCCCATACGGACCAACCCTTGGACGAATATGGAAACGGGTACGCCTTTTTGAACCGCCGCAATGATGTGTAACGCGGAAATGGTCGCAAACGGTCGGATTTTGGCGTTGTGGTTTGCGGACCGGAAACACAAACGGGTTTTAATTTTCTTGGTTTCTTTTTCATATCGCGTTTGGATTATCTGTTATGCGGATTCCGCGCCCGTATCTGTTCCGCCAATTCCGGCCGATTCTTGCACATATAATCGTACACGTACAATTCCCCGTAAAAGCCGGTTTCCAATTGGTAACGGGCCATCGTTTCGGGGTCCAATTCGATGCAAGACGCGTACATTTCTTTCCGAACGTCCCGATGCAATGCCCGTTCAAATGTCGGGTCAATGTATTTGTCCCCAATCTTGACAAACGCGTGTTCAATCGGCAACAGGCCGTAACAATACGCGTAACCCTCAACGTATTTTGTCGGTAAATCAAAATCCAATATAAAATACCATTGTTCGATTATCTGTATTAAATCGGCGGCGTTCTTGTAACACATTTTTTGTTGTGTCTTGTAACCGGCGTTTTTGAACAGGAATTGCAATTGTTCCGGCGTGAACACGTCCCGCATCGGCACACATTCAACCACCCGGGCGTCGTTTGCCTGTTGTTCAAACCACGCTTTTTGTTCCGGGTTCCAATCCAATGACGCCCGGGCGCGTAATTCTTCAATGATTGTGTTTGTTTCCATTTGTCTTTTTACGTTTTATCGGTTTCAGTAATCGCCCGGGCAACGCTTCGCACGGGGTCGCGGCCCAACAATACACGGTTTCGGAAATCGGCCGCCCGCTTTTCCGGTCCGCATAACAACGCCCATCCCGCCCGTATGAATGACGTTTGCAATGTTCGCATTGTTCCCGGGTCATATCAAATTTGGTGTTGTCTTTTTCCCGCCCATCTGTTCGGCCAATTCTTGAACCCGGGCGGCCTGTTCGTCCATCGAAATATTCTTGATGTAATTGGCGGTCACGCGTTCGCCCTTGCGGCCGTATGCGTTCGTAAAGTGTTCAACGGTCACGTCCCAAAGCGTGTAAAACTTGGTTGTAAATCCAATCGTGTACATAATCGCGGGGGAATTAAGCAACGTAAAAGGAAATTTTGATACCACGGCGCAATTTGCAAACGCAAACGTCGGTCATATCGTTAAACGCACGGTCCAAAAGACGGTTGGTTAATTCAATGTCGCCGACCAAGCGGATAAGGCCGGACACGCCAACCAATGTGTTGATTTTGGAACCCTCATAAAGCCCGGAAACCTTGATTTTGTAATTGCGGTTGATTTCCTTGGTGGTGTATTTTAACGTTGCCATAACTGTTGTTGTTTGTTCCGGGAACCGGCCCGGGCCGTCGGGTTGTTTCATCAACCACGGTACAAAGGTACAACAAAAAATTTAATTTCCAAAAGTTTTACCATAATTTTTACACAAAAAGTTAATTTTTCCGAAAATTCGTTTTAAGACACTTTTACGGCACGGACAATAACTTGTACCACCCGGACCGGGAAACGCGCTAAAAATGGCCTAAAAATGCGAAATCCGGGATGGGACGGAAAAACCGGCCGCGTTTCGCAACGGGGCCGGTGTTAGTAGTAGTGACTATTCATTGGGTATTAAACCAATTGCAAAGATACGTTTATTTTTCGATAACGATATATTCCAAACCTTTTATGGAATTATGCGGCGATTTTGAAACGCAATCCAATTGGCGGTTCTTTACTTTGTTGGTCCGCCACAAAAACCCAAGAAAACGTTTATATTGGACCGTTTCGACCAACAACAGGGAATCCCGGTGTTCCAACTTTCCCGTAAATTCGTCCCGTGTCAAAACTCCCGAAAAATCAAACCACGCGTCCCCGCAATGGACCGAAACGGCCGGGATAGGTATGGAATCCCGGACAATGAACGTGTCCCGGGGCGCGGCCCGTAATTCAATGATGGTTTCCGATTGCGTCTTATTGATGGCGGCCAAATCCCGGTTGCGGGCTTTCAACTGTTTTATCAATGCCGCATCGGCCGCCCGGAACCGTTCAAATTCCTTTACGGTCAATTCAAGCGATTGCACCCGGGCGGCGTTCAACGAATCCCGGACCCGGTACGTTTCCACGTCGGACAACAACGTTTCCGTGTTGTTCCGGTATTTGTCCCGTTCGGCGGACAACCTGTTAATGGTTCGGTCCGCCCATACAACCGATACAACCGTAATGGCCGCCGCAATAATAACGACGGCCAAGACGGCGAATTTAACCCACGTTTTCATTATTCGGCGGGCGGGATTGAACCTTTGTCGGTCGAATTGTAGGCCCAACCGCTTTCCGTATGGTCATACGAAACGGTTTCAACCGTGGACGCATCGGTGTACGTCAAGCACAAACCGCCGTTTTCGGCGTCTTTGTACGAAACGACGTACAGGTGTTTTGCGGTTCCGGTTTTCTTGGCAACCTTTGCGCCGATTTCCAACGCGTCAAGTTGTGCGCCGGTCAACGCCGTAATGTCGTCAACCTCAATGGGCGTGGCGGCGGCCGCAAGGGCGGAAAGGATGGCGGGCAATGCGCCGCCCGCATCAACGGCGGACCCTTGGCCCGCAATCTTGGCGTTAATCAACGCCATAAGTTCGGATTGTGTCATAAGGCAATAGACGTTAAAGGTTTACGGATACAAAGATATTAAATTTTCGACGTCCGACAAATTGCAATTGGAAATTCGCTTTTTACGTCAAAACACGGACATTGTTTTATCCATTCGTTCCGGGATATTACGCCGTCCCCGTTTTTGTCCGGGCTTGCGTCCCGATGGCCGATTACCTCAACAATCGGGTATTCGTCCATCAACTTGTAAACAAGATTGGCCAACGCCAATTTTTGTTCCGGGGTCCGGGTATCGGCCGGGTTCCCGGACGCATCCAACCCGCCCACGTAACAAATGCCGATGGAATGTTTGTTGTACGCCACGCCGGACAATCCGGCCGTGTTGCAATGTGCGCCGTCCCTGTTCAACGGGCGGCCCACCTCAACCGCCCCGTCCAAGTCAATGACGTAATTATACCCAATACAGGCAAAGCCGCGTTCTTTGTGCCATTTATCAATATCGGCGGCCCGGACGTCTTGGCCCGCCCGGGTTGCCGAACAATGAATAACGATTGCATCAATTTTGTTCATCATCTTTTTCGTTTGGGTCCCTGTAACCGCAACGGTTGCAACGCTTTTTCAAACGGTCATCGTTGGCAACATCAACAGGACATACAATATTGGGGTCCGTATATTTGTGTTTGCAAAAATGGGATTGCATAATAACGGACGATTTTTCGGCCGAATCCAACTTTTCCCGTTCATAATCCGCGTTTCTCTGTTCATAAAACTTTTTTTGTTCGGTCAAAAGTTCCATAAACATATCATACGGGGTTTTCTTTTTGTCAACCCGGGCTTTTATTACGGCCCAAAGACCGCCGCCGGTAATGACCCCGGCGGCAATCTTGGCCAATTCAATCCAAAAGTTTGTTTCCATACTTACAAACCGAAATAGTATTTAACACAATCGTCTGTTCCGCCAACGTAAAGTTGTCCGGCGTTCCGCTTGGCAATACAATATTCAATAATCGCCGCAATCTTGTTCAAACTGAATACCGACGTATCGCCGTCCACCAAGTCCGCCGCGTGACCGTAAAACGTCATAATTTGGTCGTTGGTTATGGAATCGTCAATGTATTCTTCGATTTCCGCCAATGTGTGGGATTGCATCGAATAACGGTGCAAATCGCACGGGTCTTGGTTTCGTCCGTTTGCCGTCGGGCTTGACGTTCCCGATGTGAACGCGTATGCGTGGAACAACTTTAATATCGGCATAAATTCGGCGGCCATTGACGACGACGGCGCGACAAATCCATTACATACCATTCCCGCGCCCTGTATGCGGTACAATGCGGTTTGTATTGCGGCCATTGCGGTTTGATATGTATAATTTGTTGTGTCGTAAATTGTCCCGTTAATACTGTGGTTCATAATTTGGAACCCTTTTCGTTGATAACCAACATAACGCGGGCCGTGTTCCAAAATATTGCTTTCGCTTGCAATAAAAGCAAATGCGCACGTTAGTTTATAAGTTTCAAATAACGCAACAATTTGCGAATCCTTTGCGGGAATATCGTCAAATTGGAAAGACACACACGGCAATTTCGTTTTTGGATATAACTTGATTGGCGAATATGCCGGTTTGCCATATTCGTTAATATCCTTTATTTGGTCCGTTAAACTTATAAGACCTAAATAAGAATAATTTTGCAAGTTGGCGTATCTATTTTCAATTCCGCCGGCGCAAGACAAACGCATATAATACGCGCCATCCGGAACAGTAAAGACCGCAACGCCCGAACTCTCGTTTTGGTAATATTGATTATGATACACTTTGTCTGCATCATAAAAACAAATTGCCGCATTTGAATTTTGTCGCGTGTTTGTTAAAAATTGTTGGCCCGGCGCACACGGGAAAAATCCGGTTGCGGTATATGTGGCGTGTCCTGTTAGTTGTCCGCTTGATTTATCAATGAAGCCGGAAAGGGAAAAATCAGAATCGACAATATTATAAAAACCGGGTTCCCCGAGTTTAATTATGTCGGGGAAATTAACCGTATTCGGGTCCGTGGAAATTACCTTATTGTTAATTAAAATCCCGTCCCCGGCCGTATATTCATCCGCCGCATCCATATAACAGGGACCGGCAAAAACATATTCCGGATTTGTGTTTAATGCGTTAAACACATAACCATATATTCCGGCAATTCCCAATACTGACGAATCAATTAACGCGACAACACGTTTTCCGGAAACCGTCACATCCAAAGAAAATTCGAATGTTCTTTGGTCCAATTGTACATTGTAATAAAAAACTTGCACCCAATCGTTTGAACCACGTTGTTCGGAAATTCTAAGGTTAAAAACAGTTGCCGAAACCCAAAAAACGTAAACGGTATGTTTTTTTGTTGCATCGAATCCGTACAATTTAACGGTTTTGAAAATGTTATAAAGTTCGCGCCGTGTACCCTCAACGTACCCGCCAAAATCAATTACGTTATCAATATTTGCGTCACTCTCGTTCGCATATTTTTCCCATACGTCGCTTGTTTGCAATTCCGGAATATCTTGCAACGATTTATATTCGGTTATAAGTTTAGCAAACCGGCCCTCCAAACTGTTTGTTGTGCTTATAATCATATAAAACGCACCGGATGGAACCGTTATTGTTTGCATTATGTCAATATTTATTCCGGAAATAAATGTTTTATTTTCGTTATAAAAACAAATTCCAACGTCCAATACGGCCCGAAGATATGAAAAAAATTGTTCCCCGGGAAAAACCGGGATATAATCGGAACGGGAAAAATTTACATTTTCAACAACTTGACCACTTGATTTGCTAACATACGAACCGGATATTGTTGCATAATATTTCGCCGTTTTGATGTTTGATATATCGGCGTCTTGTTTTAATGTTAGCGATTCAACGTTAATTGACCACGCGCCATTATATGAAAAAACGCCAATTTGCCCGTATCCAACCGTCGCTGAATTAAAATTTGGATATTGTCCCGGCTTAATTGCAATATAGAATACATTTTGGTCGGGCGTTCCCGGATTTGTGCTTGGCGTTGCAACACCGGCGAATTGGAAACCGGCGACGCCCAAAGAATCAACCATTGCCAACAACTGTTGTTGTAACAAATTGCCGGTAATTTCATTGTTCCCGTTTTGCTTTATTGCGGCGGCAATGGCCGCTTTCAATGTTGCGTAATTTGCCATAATATTCAATTATTGGTTGTTAAAATCGTTGTTGAAATCGTTGTTAAAATCGCCGCCCGTTGGTTGGATGTATCCACGGCCGATTTTCTTGGCCACGGTCGCCGTGTCAAATTCGGCTTCCACGGCGGCCACGTCGCCATTATCTTCCCAATCGGGCGTAATTAAGAACGTGTCAAGATTGTAAATTTGTCCGTTCTTTTCGATGTGTGCGTAATCGGCCATCCGTATAAACCGCATTACATCCAACAGGTATTCGGACGCAAGGAACGAAAACCGGTAATGTTTTTCGGAAATCTGTTTAATCGGGAAAAAGTAACCATCCCGGGTTTCGCCCTCTTCTTCAAACGGGTATTCCGGTTTTGCAATGTCCGCTTGCAAATACAACACATTGCGGAATTGCGTACCACCCGCATATTTGTAAACAATCGTTCCGGCGTCCATTGCGAAATCCTCATTGTCCCACCAAACGATTTTCAAATATGGTTCAATGTCGTTTACAACCGTAAACATTTCGGAATGCCACGTTTGGGTTCCGTCCGAAATCGTGGCGTAATATTGGCCATTGGCAAATTGCGTGAACACGGGCGTTTGACCGCCGAACACGATTACATCATACCCAAGCGACGCGAACGGTTTAATGGAAATTCCGGCGTCCCGGATTGCTTGCGTAAAGTCCCCAACCAACACGCCCGTTTTGGTATAAACACGGAATGATGTAATGGTTGTTCCGGCCCGATGGGTACGCAAGATTTGGAACGGCAACATAAACATTGCCGGGGTAAACAACGGGTAAATCCTGTTGTAAACCCACCATTTACGGGCGTTCTGTTGCTCAATGGATGTGTACCACGGCAATACGGATAAATTGTTATTCGGTATCATACTTTAACGTCGTGTTTGCGTTCCTTGACGACAAATTTACGGACATTTTTTGAATTGTCCCGTTGCCAAGTCCCGTTTTAATTAAATTGAACATATCCGGTTCCGTCAAGACCGGGAATTTGATGGTTTGGGTTTTCAACTTTTTAATACCACGTACCAATTGTTCAACGCCGTTTATTTCCACATTCCACGCTGGCATATCAAACATATAATACCGTTGCAAGAACATAAACGAAACCCACGCATTTTGCAAGATATGGTCCGTTCCATCAAAGTCAAAATTAACATACGGCAATTTGTATTCGCCGCCCGTTAATTGTGCCGCCAACAAAACAAATCCATCCTTTGAAACGGCCCCGGGATTTAACAAGATATAATCCACGTCGGACGTGAATTGCGACACATCAATTTGTTCGATGTTGTCCGGGTTGACATACTTGGAAATAATGTCAATCGGGTATCCGTCGAAAAGTTCCGTAACGTCGTCCATCCAACCGAATTGATAACGGGCCGCCATTTCCGGTTTGTCAAATTCGTATTGGTTCCGGGCATACGCCCACGGTTTCCCGTTCCGGGTTACAACCTGTTGCGTCAAGTCAATTCCAACAACAGGTTGGCCCGTATATGTTCCGCCACGCATAAAATACGATATATGTTCGATGCGGAACCGGTTTTGTTCATCAATGAACCAATAACAACGGAAACAGTCGCGCAACATATCCGTAACGCGCTTTAATGTTATTGGGGCCTTTTGGGCCGGTTGGTCATAACCCGACGAAATAAGGTTGGATTTTGGCGTAATAAACAATCGTTGGTCAATATCTGTAATTGGGTTGGTATCATACAGGAATTGGGAATAATCCGTTGTTCCGTCGTGCGTAATTCCCGGCGCAATCTTTGCCAACAAAACAGATATAACGGACCAAATCGGGAACGCGTCTTTTAACGTGTATTCCTTGCGCCAATATTGTTCCGTCAACCAATCGAAAGCGTCAAAAACAAACCACAAAGATATTCGGCCCCAAGCGGAACGGGCTATTGGGTACGCATCGCCAACGCCAACGCTTGCGGGTATTCCGGAATCATAATATAATCCCGGTTGATATATTCCCCATTTGGTTGGCGTCGTTGTAAGATAGTCGGAAAACCAAATTGTATTCGGGAAATAGTAACCAATAACACGGGAATAATTGCGGTTGTTTTCCACAATATCGTTTTCCGGGTCTATTGGATACGTATTCAATCCCATTGCCGAATCAACGTCACACACATAACGCGCAAAAACCGACATATCGTGTATATAAATAGTTACAACACCCGTTGCGCCCGAACCCTCAACGGGCGACAAAACAACAGTGTATGGGATATTTCCAATTGACGCGTAAGTTTTATAATACCACAATACAGGGTTTTCCCCCGTTCTTTTTAATGAAAATTTCCAAAAAGAACCGGTTTCCGGGTCGGATTCATTATAATTTATAATCAACGTAAAACCACCACCCGTTAAAGACGTATCAAAACCGGACGGGTCCGTTGCGGTCAATATGTCGGGCAATTGCGGGGTCGTTGTTCCGGAAATTTCGCCAATACGCAGTGTTTTATTTTTCGAAAAATGGTATGTGTTTTCCAATTCGCTTTCATTGTCCACGGCTTCACATTCTTGTTCCCACCACATACCGGAAAGGAAACAACCGATAACCGTTTGGCCCGGGACGTAAACTTGAATCATCGGCCGTTTATCCAACTTGACGGGTTGGATTACCGGGGCCAAATCAATCAAATTGTATTCCTTATCCATACCGGCCAAAACCGCGTTGTAACGGTCGTTGACGTTCGGCGTTACAATCGCGGTTTGGTCGTCCTCATTAAATTTGCAATCAGTTTTCCAAAATTGCCCGGACCAATAGACGGCCCACGTTTGGCCGCCATCGTATGAAATAGAAATTACAACGTCCAATTGCGTGTCGAACGCCTTTGACCGAATAAACAAGTAATCGTCTTTTTGGAACGTCAATTTGCCGGAAAATTTGCCCCGGTAAAATTCTTGGTTCTGTTCCAACGCGTAATCAATCGCCAAATCGTCCTTATACACGGGGAACGCTTGGCGGGTATCATTTCCGGCGGAAAGTTGAAATTTGTAAATCGGGTTCATCTTGTTAATTCTTGTAAATCTTGCGGGTCAAATTCTTGTACCGAATAACGGTGTTTCCTTGGCCGTCCACGTATTGGGTGCGGTCGCCCTGTTCGCGGATTGCGGCAACGTCCTTTTCAAGCCCGGAAACGTCCGTATTCCCGCCGCCAACCAACCCGACGGCATAACCGCCCATTGCGGCGTTTGCGCGTTGGTATTTGTCCGCAAACGTACCATCGTTGAACGCATTTATTACATCCGGAATCAAATGGCCGTAACGGCGGGAATTGCGCTTGTTAATGACGGCAAAGTATTCGCCGCCCTCTGCCCGGCGTCGGGTTCCATCCGGCTTTGTTCCCAAGTCAATGTCGTGGCCGCTTGCGTGGGAACCGCCTTGCAACAATTCAACCGTACCTTGGCCGTACTGTTCCGTTTGCCCGGCAACTTGGGCGGCCTTAATCTTGGCAAATGCAAAGGAACCCCACATTGTTACCAATGCGGCGGTGGCCAATGCCGGGCCGACAACAGGAATACCGGACAACGACGACCAAATGTTCGCCGATGCAGTAATAAGGGATGACGCTTGCGTAATGGTATCAATGGCCAATTGGGCCTTTTGGGCTTTTTGCTTTTCCTTTATGGCCGAATCTTGGTTTTTCTTTGCCAATTCTAATTCCTTTTGCGCGGTCGTTACCTCATTGGCATAACCGGCGTTGCGGGCTTCAATTTCGGCGTCCAAAGTCTTTTGCGCCGCATCCACTTGGGCGTTGGCCGCGTTTAATGCCGCATCGGCGGCGGCGTTCCAAGAATCAACGATTGACGAAATGGATTCTTTTACGGAATCAATGGCCGTGTTCAATGCGCTTTGTTGGTCGCCGTCCAAACCAATTCCCATAAGTTCATACAAATTGTTGTATGGCAATTTCTTGGTTTCCTTTTCAATGGCCGCAATCGTGTTTTGGATGGTCTTGCGTTCGGTTTCGGTCATTTTGTAACCGGCGGCCGCATCCAATTCCAATATCTTTTGCAACCGTTCGCGTTCCATACGCAATTGAAATTCGGTTTTTTGGCGTTCGTTGGCATCCAACAAAGCAAATTCCGATGTCGCCAATTCCTGTTGCGCATCCAACAACATCAACGCCCGCTTGGACGTTAATTCGGTCGTTTGCTTCAATATGATGGCGTCCCATTTCTTGTTAATGTCCGCTTCATTTTGGCGTACATCGGCGGCCAATTGGGCGTTTTGTGCCAATTCAATGTCACGTTGCTTTTTCAACAACTCAATGGACAAATCAACCTGTTCTTGGGACCCCTCACGCGTGGCGTCCAATTGCAATTGAATCCGGGCCGCGTCGGCGTTCAATTGGTCAACGGTTATTTGTTCATTCAATTTTGCAAGTTCCTTGCGGTATTGGTCGCCCAAAAGGACCAATTGGTTGTACATTTCCGCAATTTCGGTTTCGGTCAAATCCCGTTGCGTGGCAATGGCGGTCGTCAAATCCTCAATTTGGCGTTCGTACCCAACGCGCAACGTGGTACGTTCCTTTTCGGCCCCGTCGTCCATCAACGCAATTTCCACGTCTTGGGTTTCACGGCGGGCGGCCAAATCCCGGGCCGCAAAAGCGTTTTGCAAATCTTGCAAATCTTGGTTGTACTTTTCTTGAATGGCCATTATTTGGTCATTCAAAGCCCGGCGGGCCTTTACAGTCAAATTGGTTTCGGTCCTTAACCGGGTTTGAATGTCTTGGATTTGGCGTTGGGCGTTCGCCCTCAATTGGGCGGATTCGCGCTTGTAAGAATCGTTTATTAACGCAATGCGGGCGTCTTGCGACGAACGCAACACGTCCAATTCAGTCTTGGCAATATCTTGGGATTCCTTGCGGCGTTGGGCTAACTGTACGGCCCGGTCCGTGGAAATTTGTGCACCCTCTGTTTGCAAGTCAACGGCGATTTGAACGGAACGGCCGTAATTGTCAATTTGGCCTTGGACGGCTTCAATTGCTTTGTCAATCTTGGTGTTCTCAACCTTTCCGTCCAAGTCAACATCCACGCGCAAACGATTCTTTCCGGCGGCTTGGGCCTGTTGCAATTCCAAAAGCGTTTTTTGCAATTGCTCAACCTTGGCGCGGTTCGCTTCCAATCCGGCAACCTGTTCGCCGTATATTTCCATTTGTTTGTCGTGGGCTTTGACGCGTTCGTTGTAAATTTCATCTTCCAACGCCCGGGTTTCGGATATGGACGCGTTGCGGGCCTTGGCCACATCCAATTCGTTTTGCAACGTTTGGATTCGTTCGTTATTGGCCCGGGTTTCCGATGCGGCCAATTGTTCCATATAATCCAATTGGGCGGCCAACGCTTTGTTCAATTTGGTTTGTTCCTTGGCGGCCCGGTTGGCCCCGGCGGCGAACGCAACCAATGCGCCAACAACAGTTATCAACGCAATTGCCAACAGGACATACGGGTTGGCGGCGGCAACGGCGTTGAATATGCGTTGCGCAACCGTGGCCCCGGCCGTGGCGGCGGTGTTCTTGGCCTTGGCCGCCGTATCCAATTGTTCGGCCTTGGTTGCCGCCTTGGTTTGCAATATGCGAATACCCGTCATTAGGTTGGATTCCTTTTGCAATGCGTTTTGAACGGCGGTCAATCCGGAAACGATACCCACGGCCGCGCCCAAATTCTTTTGTGCATCCGTGGCCGTTTCCGATGTTTGGCCCATCAACGCCATTGTTCCGGTAACGGCGGACATTCCGCCCGATGCGGCGGACGCCGCGCCCATCGTCGCATCCAATTGTTGTGTGTCGGACGACATATTTTTAACCTCTGTTTGAGCGTCGGCCATTGCGTCCTTTAATTCGGCGGCCCGGGCGGCCATCGTTTGGTATTCTTCCGAATTGGTTTCGCCTTGGGTTTTCAACAACGCCATTTGTTGAATCAACGACGTTAATTCCATTTTCAAACCCTTGGCCGCATCGGCATAATTACCCACGTTCAACGTGTGTTTTCCGGTCGCTTCCTGTAACCGCTTCATTTCCTCATAAATGGCGGCGGTTTCCTGTTCCAATGCGCGGCCCGCTTCCGTCCCGGAACGTTCGGCGGCGGACATTTCGTTAAGACGAATTTTGTTCAACCGGTATTGGGCGGACAATCTGTTATATGAACCCTCAACCGACGTATTTATTTGGGTAATCAGTTTGTCAATTTGGGCCGATTCCTTTTTGGCGGCGGCGGCTTCCGCAAACGCTTGGGTTGCTTTCCATTGGGCGGTCGTGACGTCACGATATTCGGTAACCAATTTGTCGGATTGTTCGGTTGCCAATTGGATGGCCTTGCGTTGTTCTTCGCTTGCGCCGGATACGTTTTGCATACCCTTTGCAATTTCGGCGGCCGCGCCCTGTATTTTTTGTTTTGCCCCGTCGTACTTGGTAATCAATTCGTCCAATTGGTCCATCAAATTGGTTATCGAATCGTCCGGCGTAATCAAATCGCGGTAATAAATTGGGTTCGGATTGTCCATAATAGTTATTTTCGTTAAAAATCCGTTTTAACGGCGTTTTGTTTCTCAAATGATAAATTACACGTCCCGGGTCGTTATCGCTTAAATTTGGCCCGTTTTTGCGCCTTTTCCGCCTGTTTCGCCCTTTCCTTGACAAAATCGAACGCATTGTAAAATTCCAAAACGGAATATTTCTTGGGTTCGACGTGCAATTGTTCCGACAAAACCAAACAAAGGTTTTCAAATTGGCGGTCAAACTGTATTTCCACGCCATCGGAACCGGTAAACATTTTCGGGTTGGAATAGGTAATTAACGCCGTCGTCAATTTGTCCACGATTTCCGCACCCGCCGGGTCGTCAACCCCCGCCACAATCCCATTCAAGATTTCCAACGTTCGTTTGCGCAAAATGTCGTAATATTCTTTCACGTCCGAATCGTTGAAAAGGGCCGGGAAATACAATGTTAATTCCCCGTCAATTTTTTTTTTGACCGCTTCCAATTGGGCGGTCAATTCGCTTTCGGGAACGTCGTTCAACTTTTCCGTAATGGCGGCCAACGCATCGTCCCCAATGTCGGTGCAATCTTGGCCATCAATCTTTGTTACCAACGCGGCAAACGCCCGGTGTTTTGGATTGACGCCCGATTGAATCAAAAACACGCATTGGCGCATATTTTCCAATTCCTGTTGTGCCTGTTCGGGTTTCCCGGCCATAAGGAACCGGCGTGTTTTTTCAATGCGTTGGTCGAACGCGGTAATGTCGGAACCAATGCCCGCATCAATCAACAATAACTTTTGGTATTTGTGAAAACGCACAATCGGCAATTCTTCGATTGTGTCGTAAAATTCCACGGTGTGTTTTCCAATCTTTGCCGTTACCATAATTCCCGGGTTATCAGCGTTGAACAAATCGGCGCGGCCAACAATATCCAATGGCCGGTTGCCACGCACAAAGTTAGCGAAATTATGACGCATACCCACCACGAACAACAGAATTTGCAATTAAACAGTTGTTCGAAAAAGTCATTTGGCGCGTGGACCTGTAACCATTCCAACCAATGCCATTTCGTGGCCAATGCCAACAGGAACGCGGCCGCCAATGCGACGACCGCAACCCAACATACAAATTCGCTTATTCCACACATAATTCGGCAAATTCCAAAAGCCCGTCAAACCGGAACCCGGCGAACGGGTGCATTAAAAATTGGTTGTCAATTTCGGTCAACGTATAACCCCGGTAAATATTTTCGCAACGTTCGTATATTTTGTTGATGGCAATACGGCCGTCGCTTAAATGCCAACCGGCGCGGCCATTCAAGACGCGCAAAATGTCGGCTTTCAACTTTTCCGTGTTGCGGTTATCCGGGGCGTTGTAAACCCGGGTCAAGTCAAACCAAACAATCAGTCCGAACGGGGCTTTGATTTCACGCGCCCACGGCCCGGCGTCAATGGTTTGGGGGTCCTCAATTTCAAAGAATGAAAAATTGCCAATCTTGGAATCCGGGGAAACCTCTAAATAATCATTCGGCCCGTGGCCGTTCCATCCGCCGCAATAAACGTTCGGGGTAATTATGCGTTTCCCGTTCAACATCTTTGTAAGACGTTGGGACCGGCCAAACGCCACGTCCAACCACGGGATATTTTCAACCAATCCGGTTTGAATTTCGCCAATGATGCGGTCCAACATTACCGGGTTTTGGATTATGGGTGCGTTGTTAGTTGCCATAAAGTCGTGTTCTTAATTCGTCCATCAATTCGTTGTATGCGCCACGTTCGACAAATACGACCATCCAATTGGCCATCATTAAACCGAACGTCGAAACGCCGTATTTTGCAATGATTCCTTTGGAATACCCGGTTGTCCCGACGATTCCAACGGCGTCCGCGTCAAACTGTACGCCCAATTCGTCGTGAAAACGGCCATTGATATACAGGTTGGGCGCATCCGGGTTGCGTTGGGCCGAATACGGGTAATTTATGCCCGCTTCTTTCCAAGCGGAATAACGTTTGGCCGATTCGACCGTGTAAAAATATCCAGACGGTTTCAAATCTTCGGAATAATACGGGCGTATGTCTTGACCATTGGACGCCAAACCGGCGAACAACTGTTGTTTTTGCAAATCCAAAATGTCGTCCGGGTGTTTAATGACGACGTTACGGACCAATTCGCCGGTCTGTAACCCATCATTAACGCCCGCAACGCGGGTCCGCAAGTCGTTCAATATTCCCATATCCTGTTTTTGGCCGTTTTCCGGCGATTTCCGGGCGTTTCGTTCAAAAGACGGGTAATTTATCATTTCGAACGGGAACGCCCGTTATACGCCATTTCTTGCAAAATTAACTATACCGTGCGATATTTGACGCCGTGGTTGTTGCATTGCAAACAAATCCGGTCCAATCCACGGGTATCCAAAGACAAAGCCCGGTACGCCTGTTTCAGTTCATAACCCAACCCGGTTGCCCGTCCTTGGGGTGCGCCGTCAAGTTCATACAACAGTTCGTCACGCGTGACGTTCACTTGGTTGCGGTTCACGCGAACGTCCGGGTTCATTGCGATTGTACGCAATACGTTGGCGGCAACCTGTTTTTGTATGACCGTGGCGAATATTTGCCGTTGGGAAATGATGAAATCGGTTAAATCGCAACCAACCGATATTTCCACGTTCATTCCGTAATTCATCGTGTTGGTATAACCGATTTGGCCAATATCGAACATTCCCGGGTATTCGGCAAAGTCCAACGGGGCGTGAATCCCGAACGGGGAAACCTGTAAATACTTGGTCATTTGCCGCCAAGATTCAATCGAACCGCCAAGACACGTTTGGCACGGTTCCACGGACCAATCCTTGGAAACGTTCAACGCTTGCATCCCGGCGGGCAAATCGTTTTGGTTATAGCAAAGGAACCACGCGCCGCCGGAATCGTTTCCGTTGCCATCAGTCCCGGGGATATACGGCAAATATATGGGTTCTTCCGGGGTAAACCATTGGAACCCGCCTTTGGTGTTGGTAAATTCCAATTCAATTGTTTTCATCGGCGCAACTTGGGACGAATGGAACAAATACAACTTTACCTTTCCGGTCGCGCCAACCATTTGCAAACCGATTCGTTCAATTTTCGTGGTAACGCCCATCGAACGGACCGGGACGATTTCAAACCCGACAATCTTTCCGGTCGGGTCAATAGTGGCGGCCAATCGGGCGGCCCCGTCAAAGAACGTGCGACGTTCCAACAAATTCTTGGTTTCCTGTTGCAATTGCTTTTCTTGGATGTATTGTTGGACCGCCGTGTTGATTCCGTTAATGGTCAAATGGCGCACAAAGTCGGAAAGACTGTTATACGGTTCCCAATCGGAATTTCCGTCGGCCGGTTCGGAACCGGCGTTGTCGGCCAATGCAATCCACACAACGCCGTTGTGCTTTACCTTTGCCCCGGCCTTATACGACACATCGTTTTTCCATTGGGGGTATTTGTACAAATAATCGTCCGGCATAATCGCCCGGACATTGGCCAACGTAACAAGCGGGTGCGCACCTTGGAACGTCAACCCGCTTTCACTTTGGCACAACGCATCGTCAATTTGGTTTTGTGGGTTGTAATCCTGTTGCCAACCGACAACAGGCAACAACGCCGTTTGTATGTCTTGCAATCGTACCATTTTGTTTTCCTGTTCTAAAATGAAAAACGGGGACGGGGTTGTTGTGACCCGTCCCCGCGTTAATGGTTGGTTTTAGTCCGTTCCCGTATTACTGTACGGCTTGGGTATAAACCGGATTGGTTTGGCCGTTCACGACCTCAACGGGCGCGGCAAAAGGATTGGCCGTGCCGGGCGTTGCAACCTCAACTTTGATGATGGGATTGGCAACGGTGGTGGGGTCGGAATTGTACGCAACCAAAAAGGCCACGTCAACGGAAAATCCGAAATACTCTTTGACGTTGCAAACCATATCGGCGGATGCGGCCCCGGCGATTGTGGATTGGTCGCCAACGGCGGTGTAATAGTGGGAACCCACGGGCAAATCAATGTACGGCAAACGTACAACGTCCCATTCGTGGAAATTGGCGCGGGTGCGGCTCAACGCTTCGCGGTCAACACGGGTCAACACGCCAACGTTGCCATCGGCAACAATGTAACCGGTTGCGAACACGCCGGAACCGTTCACAATGTTGTTGGTGTAATGGAACACTTTGTTGTCGTATTCCAAACGCTTGTTGACGTCGTTGTAAATGTCGTGTTCGGCCATCTTGCGTACCAATGAATCGAACCCAGCCCCGCCGATAACGTGCAACATTTCGGGGTATGCGTTGGCCCTCATCATTGCGTTCATATCGGCCAAAAATTCCATTCGTGCGTTCCACGGGATTTGGACGGAATTGGAAACGACGTTGTAATACAACGCATCCTTGAACACTTGGGTTTTGTTCGCTTCCAATGCGGCGATTGCCTGTACATCCATTGCGGTTGCAAGGGCGCGGCAAACCTTTTCCATCTTGCGGGCAAAGTCGTGTTCGTAGGAAATTTCGTTGTTCCTGTACAATTGGGGAACCATCGTGAACCCAACGGCCAACGTTACCCAATTGACGGTGTACAACGCGGACGTGTTTTCGTCGTCGGCAATGACGCACGAACGGACGTTGGAAACGGTCACGTCGCCATCGTAATTGATAACGGGGATTTGCACGGTGTTGCCGATGGATTCAAAGGCACGGTCGCGCAAGTTGGGGTTGATGATGGAATTGGCGGCGTTGGTTTGCTCAATGAAGAAATCCAATGCGCCGTATTCCAACGGGCGGGCCATATTACGGTCAAATTCCGGATTTTCGACACGCCAATTTTGCAAACGGGTTGCTACAAGTGACATAATGCAAAAGTTTTAATTGTTAATGTTTTTGCCGGATTGACCCTTTACCCGGTGTTGTTGTTTCTGTTGGTTTAACGAATCGGCAACGCCTTTAACACATCGTGGTTTTCTTTCCACGCGGCCGCCATTGCGTCGTTAAATTCCTTGGACCCATTGACCAATCCGCGTTCCATCAGTTGTTTTGCAATGATTTCGTGGGCTTGGTCTTGGGATGTTGCCCCGGAAATATCCACGGTCTTGGAACCGCCGCCGTTTCCACCTTGGCCGCCTTGGGAACCGGCCCCGGTTTGTTTGCGGCCGTCCTCAATAACACCCATCGTTTTGAGTTCGGCGGAAACAAGTTCGGCGGCCGTGAACGGACGCAAGTTGTTTTCCGGGTTTCGTTTCGGCGTACCGTTTTCCATAAACGCCAATACTTTGCCGCCGTTTCCGTCGTCAATGTATTCGGGGTTCATTCCCTTTACCTTTTCGACGGCCTGTTGTAACAGGACGGACGTAACAGACGCGGGCAAATCGGCCTTGAATTTGATTCCGGCGGTTGCCTTGGCAAATTCGCCGTCAATCTTGGTCATAAACATTGCTTTGGCGTGTTCGGCCTTGGCATTGTCATATTCGGTTTTCAAATCGCCGTATTGCTTGGTTACGTTTGCCAAATCGGCCTTGGCCTGTTCCAATGCACGTTTGGTTTCCGCATCCGCGCCGCCCTTGGCAATAACAGATTCCAAACGGGATTTCTCTTTTTCCAATTCGGAAACCTTGGTTTGCAATTCGGCGGCGTTACCCGCTTGGCCTTTGATTTCGCCAATAACACGTTTGGCGTAATCATACGTTTTTTCGGCCCCGTTCTTGGCGATACCGGACGCGGCCAAAATGTCCGCATCCAACCCGCCGTAAATTTCGCCGGTCTTTTGACCAATAACGGCGGTTTCGTCGTTCTTGGACATTTCGACAATCGCGGTTTTCTGTTCATCCGTCAAGCCGGACAACGCGGCGTTGGCGTTCAATAATTCGGTTGTAAGTGCCATAATTCTTTCCCTTTGAATTTTTGGTTAATGTCGTTTTACTTTTTCGTTTCGCCCGGGACGGTTACTTTTCGGATTCAGTCTTGGCGGGGCGTCCCGGTTTCTTTGGTTCGGCCTGTTCGCCGGTTCCGGCTTGCATCTTTGCAAGTTCCTTGGCCACGGCGGCCGCAACGGCGGCGTCAAACCTTTCTTGTTCGGCCTTGGCCTTGGCGGCTTCCGCTTCGGCCTTTTCTTTTTCGGCCTTTTCGGCCTGTTCTTTCAACCACACGTTCGGGTCGTGCAAGATGGTCACGGTGTAACCCTGTTTGCGCAAACTGTTCGCAACGTGGGCTTCGAAAATCTTTTTGCCGAATTTTTGCACCCGGGGCCGGGAAATACGCTTGCCGGTTTTCGGGTCGAATTGCACGACCTCAATAACGGCGTGGTAGTCCTTTTCTTCGCCCTTGGGGACAATGTAATTTTCGGCGGTCAACTTTTCAATCGGGGTATCGCGCCCGTCTTTTGTAATCATACGTCTTTACGGTATTTGGTTAAACATTGGCCGGTTCGGGTTTCTGTTCATCGGCATATTTCCGAAATTCGGCCGTAATAATTTCAATCTTTCGTTTGTACGGTATCGCTTCGCCGAAATCCAAAATGTTGGTGTTTTCACGTTCGAATCGGCGTACAAAATTAGGAAAGTTTAATTTAATGCGCAAATCCTGTTCGGAAACCAACTTTTTGTCAAACAGTTCGGAAACCTCTTGGCGGGACAAATGCCGGAATGGTTCAAGTTCCGACAAAACCAACATTCGGCGCAATTGCATCGGGTCGTTCCTGTATTCCGTTTCGATGATTTGGCGTTGCATCATATCCAATTCGGATTCGGACGCGCCCGCATCCTTGGCGGCTTTGTAACGCTTGCGCAATTCATCGGGGGAATACAAGTAAAATTCGGTTCCGTAATTGATGTTTGCGGAAATGAAATAACGACCATAACGCAAATGACAAATGGTTGCATCAACCCATTGTTGCGCGGCTTCAAATCCTTTTTTAACACGATTCAAAACCGTGGTTACGCTTTCAAAGTTGGCCATTACCTGTTGTTCGTTGAACGCATCCCGGTTCGTTACGATTTCATCTTGACCGACAACGGCCGTAATGATTTCTTCGCGCAACCGCTTTTGTTCCCCAACGTTGTAATCCAACGCGTTGCGGTCAACGGTCAATAGTTGAACCGGGTTCCGCAAATCGGGTTGGTTTTCTTCGGCGTTCGGTACGGGAATTTCAACAAAGGACCCGGCCCCGATAATACGTTTGTTGCCACATTTCGGGCAACGCAACAGTAATCCGGCCATATCCAAACGGTAATGTCCTTGTTTATCCCGCAAAAAACCGCCGTCGCAATAATCGCCGTTTTCGGCGTTGGTAAAATCGCAACTTTGTTCGTAACCGGACAAAATGGGATATGCGCCCATTAAATCCAATTGACGCTTGGAAATGTGGAAAAATTCGAACCAATCCAACGATTCAAGAACGGCGGACAACGGGGACGCCTTTACGTCCGGTTCGTCCAACGAAATGGGTTCATTCCAAAAGAACCGCGCCGGGCAATAACCCAAATCGTGCGGGGCTTCAACCTTTGGCATACCGTCAATTGTTCCGGTGTGCTTTTTGTCGTCCCAAACACGGTATGTTTCATCGTCCAATACAACGATTTCGTCACGACGGCGGAAAACAATATATTTCATTTGTCCCGTGGTCGGGTCCGCTTTGTACGTAATTACGTCGTCAATCGGCAACCAATAAAAATACGGTTCCGGCAATTCGGTTTTCTGTTCCCGGGGTACGTCAACGATTAGAACGGAATTGATTTCGGATTTGAAAAATTCCCATCCCTTGGTTGACCATACGTTGGGTTCATCCAACTTGGTTAATCTGTATTGTTCCCAATCGTCCCGTTGGGCCGTGTTAACGAATTGGTAATTGAACGCGGGGTTGCGCCCGTCGAATATGCGGGAAAGTTTGTCAAAGCACACATCCGTTATCTCATTGGTTTTGATGGGATAACGGAATAGTGCTTTGAACAAAACAAATTTGTCGTGCGGCAAGATATTTTCGACCATTGCCAAAAATTGGGTCAATGGCAAAGAAATGTACGGTGCATTGAAAGACGTAACGCGTTTGACCGTGTGAAATTTGATGCGCATTTGATGCAATTTCGCACGGCTCAATGTCGCGGACCTCTTATTTTCCGCAATCTTTTCTTTTATCTTGGCGACGTCGTAACCCATTGTTCACAAATTCGAATTTTGAATTTTCCGGCAAATGCCATCCGCCATTGTTCGGCATCCTCAACAACCGTTCGGCGTGGGAAATTTCAAATTCCCGGGTAACGTCATTTGCCATCAACGTTACCGTGGTTGTCTTGGCGTTCATAACTATTCGGATGCGGGGACCAAATCGGTCAACGGGTTAAAGTCGGTAGGAACGACAATTGCCAAGTCGTCGGAATAGTTGTCGGGATATTGCCAAGAAATGGCGTTGGAATCCTTGGCGTCGAAATTCCCGTGAATCTTGGAACCGATGAACAATGCACGAATGGGAATCGGCAAATAATCGCCGGTGGTTTCGCCCTTTATGGCTTCAATCTTTCCGTTTTCGTCGAACAGGAAAACGCCAAGATTACCGGCGGCGGCTTCGCATTGCAATTCTTTCATCGTCTTAATGACGGATTGGGGGATGGAACGCAAGGAACCATCAAATTGAACGGGGTTGCCGCCCAACACTTGGGGAATACCGCCCAAATCGTCGTTTCCGCCGGACGTCATACGGGCGTCGCCGCCGGAATCAGCGGGCGAATTGATGTACGGGGATACCACGATTTTGGAACCGTTGGCGGCGGCCAACAATGCGGTCCAAGACGCTTTCAACAGGATGGACGCGGCGGTGGTAAACTTGTTTACGGTTCCGTCGGCTTGACGCAAGCGTTGGAACGCAACTTTTTGAATTTGGCCGAAATTTTCCGGGCAAACAACGTTGGGAATGGTTGCGATTGCGGCGGCGGCCGGGCATTGACAAATTAGTGACATAATGGTTTAATGTTTAATTGTTGATGTTTTACGGCTTACCCTTGGCCGCTTTCATCGGCAAATGTAGTTATTTTTCTTGAAAATCGCGTTATTTCGCTTCGAAAACAAAATAAGTGTAATTCCTTGGATTTTTAGTTTGATGCGCTAAAAACGCCCGAAAATGGCTTTAATGGACGCGAACGCCACGGTTGGCCGCGTTGTACGGCCGCGTGTTGCCATCGGCAATTTCTTTTTCATATATTCCGGTCAATCCGTCCGCGTCGTCGTCGTGTTCGTTGGCGTCAAACCGGCGCATAAATCCCGTTAAATGTTTGTGCATTTTCGGGTATCGCGTTTCCCATCCGAACGGCATAATGATATGTTGATTGACAAATGGCGCATTAGTAACAATCCGGGATTCCTTGTTGTCGCCTTGGTAAAACGGCACGGTCAACGCCCGCACCTTTTTTTTCACGGTCTTTTCGAATTGTGCGCCGCCACTATTCGATTCAATCCACGCTTTTTGTACGTTGTTGGTATTTATCAGCCGGGGAACGGTCACGGTCGTAATCTCTGTTGATTCGTCCGTATATTCAATATCCGTTATCAGCGCAAACAACAATGGTTCCATCCGGTGTTTCGCTTCATTCCAAATTTGGTTTTCGGACCGGTATATGTCATAAGACGCCGCAAACAAAAAGTCGTCGCCCTCATCGGCAACGTCAACGTAACATCCGGAACGGACGTATTGGCCCCAATCCTGTTTGTCAACCCACGTTTTGAACGGTTGATACAAAAACGCCGTGGCATCCCCGGGATTACCTTGGTACAAACATTGGAAACCCAACGGGTCCAATTGCTTTTGTTGCAACAGACGTTCCAACGAATGGCGTTTGGCCCACAATGGTTGCCCGGCTTCGCGTTGGTCAATTTCCGTTGGTTGTCCTGTTTTGATTGCTTCAAAGTTGACCAATACCCACGCGCCCGACGGGATGTTGTCGAAATCGGACCATTTTTCCGCAAATACGACCTTTTCCGTTTCAATGATTTTGCCAATAATATCTTCCGGGTGCCAACGGGTAAACACAACCAATTGTTGGGAATCATTGTGCAAACGGGTTTGTGCAACTTTCGTGAACCATTCCCACGCGGCCGTCCGGATTATCGGGGAATTTGCTTCGGCGGAATCTTTGTACAAATCATCGTAAATCATTACGTCCACGGTCTTGGACGTCAACGAACCGCCACGACCCACGACGCGCAACGAACCGGTATGCCCGACGATTTCGAACACGTCCGAATTTCGCAAGTAATTGTTGGCAACCGTTACCACGTTGGAACCGTTCAATTGCGTATCCGGGAAAATGGCCCGGTATTTATCCGAATCAATCAAACGTTGCACATCCCGGTTGAAATCCTTTGCAATCGTGGCCGCATACGAACAAATGCAAAATTTCAAGTCCGGGAAATGGCCCAACATATCGGCGGGCAAAAACCGGCTTGAACCTTGGGATTTGCCGTGTTGCGGCGGGGCCTGTATGATTAGTTTGCGAATCATACGTTTCACGAACATATCCAACACCCGGTAATATGCAACGTGAAATGGCGTTGGGTCAAAGTTCGGGTCCATATATTCGGCGAACCACAACAGGTTGCGCCGTGCGCCCTCTTGTAAAAACAATTCCGGGTGTTCCGATAACGCCCGGGTTATTTGCATTGTATCAACGTCCATAATCAACTATCAATCCCAATGTTTGAAACGTTCGGCCATCGTGCGTTCATAAATGCCGTTATTGATTCAACAACACGGTTGTATTGTTCATCGGTCAAATGGCCCAAATGAATAATAATAACATCTTCGTTCGGGTCTTGCGGACCATCTGTTTTCACAAATCCGGCCATCTTAAAAATGGATTTGCGGTATTACCCAACACACCCGCAACACAAACACACACGCGCCAATAATCCCAATGACAATAATAACAATGTCTTTTGTTTCAAATTCGTTCTTTTTCATACCGCTTGAATTATTCCAAATCAAACGTTAAACCAACCATCCCATCGTCATACACGCATTGTTGCGTGAATCCGTGGCGTTTGTACCAATCAACAACCCATTGTTCCGGGTCGGCCCACAAACACAACATTTTTGCACCCATTTCCCGGGCGTGTTGCTTGGATAATTCCAACAATTCATTACCCAATCCCATACGGCGCGACGATTCGCACACACTAACACCGGACAAATGCGCAACGGCCGGGTTTTCATCCTCAACGGAAACAGTACATAAGCCCCGGCCATCGGCAATTACAATTATGTCGCCACGGCCCCAACGCCAATTGTTTTTATGAATAATAGCGGCCATTATTTTCCATTGATTGCGTCAATAACCTTTGCCAACAAATCATCCGGGACGTTGGCCAATGATATGTTCGATTTGGTTTCGGTTTCAATCTTTCCGGACAATTCGTTATTAACACGGTTTTGCCAATGTTCCGGGTCCCTGTTGCATAACGCAAAGATAATGGCCGTTGGATTCGGGGCCGCCTTTTTGTGGACAACCTTTTTTTTGACCTCAACCATTTTTCCCGCTTTATTCAATGCGTGTTCGGTCGTGGTTTCGTCCCATTCGTACCCGTTTACCAACTCAATCAACGAACGTTTACAGTCAACGACCAATTGGGAATCATACCATTGTTGGTAATCCTGTTCGGCCTTTTTAACCCGGTCCGCAAAATCCGCATCGTTCGCCAAATGGGAATAAAACGCCGTTTTGCCAACCCTTGCGGCCGTAAACGCATCTTTGTACGATTTCCCGGCGGCAATGGCCTTGCACATAATTTCCACTTTGGTATCGGTCCATTGTGGTTTGCGGCCTTTTTTCTTGGGTTCGGCCTGTTCGATTGTCCCATTATCTTTTGCCATAACTCAATTGTTTTTGCAAAGTTAGTGAAATTTCAAAATACGACGAATCCCGGGCGTCAATGCGTCCGGGGTTTGTCCTTACATTTCCCGGCTTTTCCCGGGCTTTTTATTGGGCAATATGGAAATACACGCCGATTGATTCTTGTTTACGGGTTTGCCGTCCATTTCGCAATACGTCTGTTGCCAAAAAATCATTCCCGGGCAACTTGTTCGCATACGCATACAATCGCCGCATTTCAATTTGGTTAAATCTGTTTCCATTGCTTCAATCGTTCCTTTACTTGTTCCAACGTCCAACAATCCGGGTTTGCTTTACAGAATTTCAAGAATCCATCCCGGCCCAATTTCCGGTAAATCGGCAAAACGTCGGTACGGACCAAATCGGCTGGTTCCCCGGGTTCAATCGCCTTTTCGCGTCCGGCCTTTTCCGCATCCCGGGAACATTCGAAAATGTCTTTGCCGTCTTTGTTACAAATGACATAATCGTATTTCCCCAAATGGATGCGGCCGGTATATCGGGCAATGGACAAATGGGAATTGGCCCAAAAGGATTCCGACATTGCCAACGGTAATTGTTCGTGTTTCATTTCCGGGTTCCTTTTTCTTTTTTCATTTGTTCAATCAGCGCATCAACCCGGTTTTGAAATTCATTCAAACAGTCGTCGCACCAAACGTTTCCGGCGTCGTCCTCATTGCCATTTTCGTCAAGTTCAACGGCCTTTCCGCAAATGCAACATTTTGTTTCCGGTTCGACCTTGGGAATAAACGCCGCATCCTTGCACGGTTCGGAATAAAAACGGATTCGGACCCACAAACATTCCCGTTCCGGGTCGTCGTGTATTTCAATTAGTCGTTCCCCGGCGCGGCCCTCTATTGCATCCCACAACGCCATAATAAATTGCGGGTCGTTGTGGTTCTTGTATGATGGTTCGATAAAGTAATGGTCGCCGCCGTTCTTGGGTTCACATTCAACCCCGGTCAACGATTCGACCATATTACACAATTGCGCGTCAAACGCGTTCAACTTGGTTTTCCAATATTCTTGTTCCATATTATTCCACGGTTTCGCCAATTGATTCAAACAACGCTTTCATATCGTCGTCGTCCCCGGAAACGGAAACGCGGGCGGTATCTTGACCGGCCACGGCAATATTCAAGACGGCGCAATTAAAGTCATTGGCCGTATTTTGGATTTTAACCGCCTTTTCAATAGGCAACAAAACGGTTTTGTGTATCATTTCAAATTGATTTTCTTTTGTACCATATCCCACCCATCGGGACCCAATGCCACGTTGCGCGGGTATTCTGTAATATCGTCTTTCGGGACAATGATGTTATACAACCCCAATTGGCCCTTAATAGGCATTTCCACAACCCGGCGCGGGTTCCGCATCAACCATCCGTAACCCTTGCGCGGGCGGTCTTTTTCCGGGATGCAAGTTGCGGCCCAATCGTCGGCCGTGAATTGTTCGACGGGCTTTGTGTCATACAATTCGACAAACCCACACGTAACGCCCGCCATCCGGCCGGGCAAATTGTTCGGTTTCGCCGATGAACATATTAACAAGTCGCCGCGATACGATATGTTCCGGGTTCGTACCTCAATCGTTTTTTCCGCGTGGTATTCCCCGGATTCATCCCGGAACACAACACGCGTCAACAAATCCGCATACGGTTGTTTTACCGTTAACGCCTTGAACACGTCGTGTTGGTCCGGGTTGTAATCCTTTTTGTCTATTTGCATAACCGTTCAATTTATACCGGCATATCGTCGTTGGTGTTATATCCGCCGCCGGGCGTGTAATCCGGGGCCGGGGCCGGGGCCTGTTCGGGCTTTTTGCCGCCCAACAATTCCATTTCGTCCACAATGATTTCCGTAATGTAACGGGTTTGTCCGGCGTTGTCTTGGTATGAACGGGTGCGGACCTTTCCCACAATCAAAAGCGGGGTTCCCTTTTTGACGTACTGTTGGCATACGCCCGCCAATCCGGATTGTTTGACAACGATATTGTGCCAATCGGTCACATCGGGAATTTCTTTGCCGTCCCGGGTCGTAAACCCGCGTTCGGTCGTTGCCAATGTAAATTGCGCAACCTTTCCGCCATTTTGGAAATCGGTAATGGTCGGGTCTTGGCCAACGTTACCTTTCAAAAAACACTTGTTCATATTGTAAAGTTTTTGTCAAAATTTCATTAAATTTTACCATTCTTTCAATCGTCGAATCGTGCGCCCTGTAACAAATACCGGCGTTTGTAATCAGTCCATCCGGCGGCATTGTTCAAATTTTCCCGGTCGCCCTCTCTTACAAACTCAACCCATACCCCGGAAATCCCTTGGTCAACAATCCGAACCAACCGGCCAACAAAGTATTTCCGGAACCGGTAATATTCGCATTGTTCGTTTATGGCCAACACCCGTTTTGTGTTCTTTGGATGCGGCGTTTTCGGTGCGCGGCCGTTCCGCTTGAAATTGGCTTTGGCAAAATCCTTGCGGATTGACCGGCGCACCAATTCGTTGTAATCTTTCATTCCGGGTCGTATGGTTCGGGTTTATCCACGGAAACCAACACGGGTTGCAATGGTTGTCCAAACGTCAACAAAGATACGAAAATAACGCCGGTTTCCTGTACGCGTTTCAGTTCATCCGGGGATAACGCCCAACAGGTGTTTATTTGGCCCGTTTGGGGCTTTCCCACGCGTTCGGCGGGCAACGGTTGGTATTCCGGTTGTTCCGCCCCAAAAACGACGTTTACGCCGTCAAATTTAATCGGTTCCATACTGAATTGTTATTGTTATTGGTTTCTTTGCTTTCAACGCAGGTGCAATCAACGGCCAAATCATTTCTTCCAATTCCGCGCCCACGTCGTTTGCATTGCGGCAAATCTTGATTACGCGGCCATTGTCGAACGCAAACGTTCCATCCGGTTCCGGGTAAATTTCCGCCTTACTTTGCATTTTTGTATTCGCGTTTTAACTGTTCGATGGTCAACAGGTTTTGCCGGTATATCCGCATATTTTCGCGGTCGCCATTTTCCCAACGGTTGTGCATTTCGAAACAAAGGATGTTGACGTTTCGCGGGTCGTGTGCCATTTCCGGGTGTGCCCCGCGTGTCATTATGTGCGAAATGTACGTGGCCGAATATTGGCGCAAAGGCCGCATCGTTTCCGAACATATATGCGGGTAATGGTCCCAACAAAACCGGTAAAATCGTTCGTTTTCGGCCGGGGTATGGCCTGTTCCGAACAATTCCCGTTGTATTGATACCCGCAAATTGATTTCAACCGCAAACCGGCGGTCAATCAACGGTTCGTATCCACGTTGGCGGGCGTAATCGTACAATTCCCGGGTATCAATTACAATCGGTTCCATCATTACATTTCGGGCATATCGTCGCCGGTTCCGTCATTGGCGGCCGTTCCGGATTCCCCGGCCGGGGCCTGTTCGCCGTTGTCGCCGAACAATGATAATTGGGCCTGTTTCCCGTTGAACAAAAATTGGTAAACCTCTGTTTTGATTGCTTCCACAATCTTTTCCAATTCTTCTTCAAACCCGAACGAAATTGTGGCCATCTTAATACGCGGGGTATTGATGCACGTTTTTAGGCCGTTGGGGGTTTCGAACACGGCGGTAATGACAACGCCGGTGTTGTCGTCGGTTCCGGACCAAGACACGCCGCGAACATCAATTTTTGCAATCAGTTCATCGGCAAATGCACGGGCCAACATCTTTTTGGATTCGGGCAATTTCATTTCGTCGGAATCCAAGAACGTCAAAAATGACGTAATGTTGAACACGCGGCCCACAATCGGGCGCAAATCCTCAAACAGTCCGCGCAAATCCGGGTGGATGTCACGGGAAACGTTTGCGTGGTAATCAGTCACGGACGGTTCGCCGCCCACGGTTTCCGTCACTTGGTAATCGGCTTGCAACCCGCCGTTGGGGTTCAACTTGACCTTGGAAAGATTGTAATTTTTTTCGGTCGGAATGGTCTTTTGTTCCATCGTATTTATTTTTGTTCGGTTTCCGGTTCCGCCGGAACGGGGTTTAATACGCCAACGGCGATTTCAACCAATTTGTGTAAATCCTCAACAATTGCAAGTTCGGCCGGGTTGGCCTTGGCCTTGCGTTGATGCGCCAACCAATTCTTGGTGTATTCAAGATAAAAACTTGGCGTGTTGTGGAACGAAATGGTTTGTTCCTGTTTTTGTTCTTTGCTCATATTAAAATTCGTTTGCATCCAACAGTTCGGCGGCAAAGCCCGTTATTTTTGCCGAATTTTCGATTTCCGGGGCTTTCGCCGCTTGGACGGGTAATTTATCATTTTCGGTTTTTGCGTCCAAATTTGAGCCGTTTCCGGGCTTTCCCGGGGATGCGCCAAATTTTTGAGCCGCATCGGCCGCGATTTGGGCGGCGGTTGTGCTTTCCGGCGCGGGCTTGGCCTGTTCATCCGGGTATTCTTTCACTTTCAGTTCAACCAATCCCAATTCCAAGATAATCGGCAAACACTTGGCAACGGCCTTTACATCTTCCAACGCATCGTGCGCGGGGAATGTTTCGCCGGGGAAACAACGGGAATACAGTTCGGAAAGATTCGGGAATTTCAACCGGCCGTTGGCCATCCGGGCGTCAACCCATTTCATCGTCGGGCGCATCGTGTCAATTCGCTTTCCTTTGTACAAAGCGTTTTCCACGTCGTTGGCGTCGTAATATTCCCGGCCAAGTTCCCGCAAGATATTTGCTTTGATTATGGACGTGTCGAAATGGATGTTGTGGCCGCAAATCAATCCGGCGTCGTGACAATCCTGTATGAACATATCCACAACAGACGCGAACGGTTCCCCGTGTTCCAATGCGTATTCCGTGGTTATACCGTGGACGTCAACGGTTTCTTGCGGGATTTCCCACCCATCCGGGCGGATTATGTGCGTTTCAACCTTGCACCCGTGTAACCACGCAATTTGGACAACGTGCGGGTATTGTTCAAAATCCGTGTCCCAATTCCACGAACGTTCCGGAATCCCGGTCGTTTCCGTGTCAAAAAATAATACATCGTCAATTGTCATATCGTATCGCAATTT